GCCTTCCAGCAGCAGACAGCCGGCACGATTGCCAACCTGCAAGCGGCGCTGGCAGTAGACCAGCAGACCGCGGCCGCCGATGGAACGGCGGCTTACGCTCAACTCGGGCTTGCCATTACGGCTTTGCAGACGGCGCAGTCCAGCCTGCCGGCCCCGCCGGCCCCTACTTCGGCGCCTCCGGCCGCGCCCCCGCCGGTGTAACCATGACACCTCTGGAAACAGCGATTGCGGCGGTCCGGGATGCCCTGACCGGTCACACGACGAACCAGGCCAGCCTGGCCACGGCGCAGGCGGCGCTTGCTCCCATCCAAGCCAGAGCGGCGGAGAGCGCGCAGAAGCTCAACGCGGCGATCGACGGTCTGGTGGTCACAGCCAACGCGGCGAAGATCCCGGTCTAACATGAAACTCCTATTGCTAGGCTTGCTGTGCGGCTCACTCCTCTTGGCGCAATCGGACAAGGAGAAGGCGCTGCAGGCCCGGCTCGACGCCGCGAACGCCGCCCTGGCCGCGGAAAAGGAAGATAGGGCCGAGCTGCTGGCGCAAGTAGCCAACGCGCGCGCCGCGGCGATCGCCGAGACCGCGGCGATGATCGTGGCGCAGAAGAACCCCGCGGCCGTGCAAGCGAACGCGGCGGTGCTGGCATCGAGCGATGCCGCAAACGCCCAGGTGGTTGCGGAGACGAACGGCGCATCAGCCCGAAAAGCGGCGCAGGACGCGCTGCTCGCCGAGCAAAGCTCCACGATCGGCGCGGCTGGGGCGGCCAACACGGCGCGGGCGCAGAACGTGGCTCTGATGATCACGCAAGCTTTCGGCTTCCTCGCGGTGCTGACGGGCCTCTTTTGGAAGGGGTACACCGAGACGCGCGATCGCCGCTGGGCGCGAGAGGACACGCTGGCGCACCAAAAGGAAATGCTGCTGGGACTCGGGCAGGCCAAGGACGCAGCCCAGGCGGCGTATAAAGAGGCGAACACGGTGAACGTCAAGATCGCCAGTATCGGGATGCAGATGAAGGACGGCACGCCGGCGGATGCGATCGAAGCGAAGACCGAACCGAAGAGCATGTGGGGAGCCGGCGGCGGCGGCGGCGCCAGATGAGGCCGCGGCGCTGCTGGCCGCTCGAGGGCGGCGACGACCTCCCGATTTACGACTTACCCGGGTGGGAACTGCCCTGCCGGCAGAAAAATGGAAAAGTGGAACCCAAGCCCGCGTATTCTCGCCTTCCTGGCAGCGTATAGGCTGACGGCCAGCGTGACGCGCGCGGCTAAGGCAGCGAGGGTCGATCGGCACGCGCACTATCGGCACCTGGAGAGATCGGCGAGTTACAAGCTGGCTTTCGCCGCGGCGGGCGTCGAGGCTGGCCAGACGCTCGAAGACGAAGCGGTTCGGCGGGCCGTCGAGGGTGTGGTCCGGCCGGTGATGTACCACGGCAAGCCGGTGCTGATCCCGGTGAATCCGAAACAACTGCGGGGAAAGAAAAAGCCGCTCCTGGAACACGAATACTCCGACACGCTCCTATTGGCGCTGTTGAGGGCCAAGAAGCCGGCGGAGTATCGGGAGCGGGTGGAACACAGCGTGGATCCGGACACGAGCAGGCGATTTTCGGGGAGTCTGGTAGAGCTGTTGGCGATGCTCCGCGAGCTCGCGAAGGATGAGGGGTGACATCGGCCCTCACTCTCGCGGAGACGGCGGCGATGATTCGCGACTTCAGCAACCACGCGAAGTTCTGCGAGCATCTGACGATCCGGACCAAGGAGGGGATTACCGTCCCCTACCGGAGCTCGCCGGCGGGCGCCAAGCTGAGCCGGTCGATCCGCAAGCAGGAGCTGGCGGGCGTTCCAATCCGCCAGGCGGTACTCAAGTCGGCGCAGGTGTGGATGACCAGTTCGGCGCTGGTGGAGATCTTCCGGCGGATCCCGTTCTTTCCAGGCAGGCGCGCGCTGGTGTTGGCGGACTCCGAGGACCATGCGAATCTGATCTTCGGCTACTTCCGGCAGTACATGGAGTCGTACGCGCAGAATCCCTGCGGGGCGGAATTCGACTCGGCGATCCTGCTGCCGGACCTGGTGAGCGACACCGAAGGCAACATCCGGTGGGCCAACGATTCGAGCGCGCTGGTTCACACGGCGTACAACGTGGACGTGGGCCGCTCGGCTCCGTTCAACTGGGCGCTGCTTTCGGAAGCGGCCTTCTACCGCGACATGGCCACGCTGATGACGGGGCTTATGGAGCGGGTCCCGACCTCGCCGGACTCGGGGGTGATTATCGAGTCGACCGCGAATGGCATGGGCGGAGACTTTTACGATCTGTGCCAACGGGCGATGGACCCGCGGCGATCGAGCGGTTGGGCGTTCGTATTCTTTGGGTACCACGAGCACCCGGAAAACCGGATGCGTCCGGAGCCGGGCTTCAAGATCACGCGCGAGGAGCTGGCCGAGCAGCAGAAATACAACCTGCACGTCGACCAGATCGCCTGGCGGCGGTACAAGATCGAGACGTCCTGCGAAGGCAAGATAGAACGCTTCCGGCAGGAACATCCGGGCAACCCGCAAGAGGCGTTTCAATCGAGCGGGCGGACGATCTTCGACATGCAGGCAGTCGGACGAATGCCCCAGATTCAGGACGCACCCAGAGGGCGCCTGGAAGTTGTCGAGGTGGGGCTCGAGAAGCGCGTCCAGTTCAGAGAGAGCGAAGACGGCCGGGGCGAGCTGGTGGTTTACAAGATGCCGCAGGTACGGGGCCGGTATATCATCGGCGCCGATCACGCCGAGGGGATCGACCCGAACGCGCGCAAGGGCGCGGGGAGCTCGGACCCGGATTACTGCTCGGCGACGGTGTTCAATGTGGACACCGGCGAAGAGATGGCCAAGTTGAAAGAACGCTACGAGCCGGCACCGTGGGCGGACCGGCTGTTCTGGCTGGGGCGCTTTTACAACTGGGCGTTCATGACGCCGGAGCAGAAGGCGGTGGGCAAGGCGGTGATCGGCTGCCTGCTGGGGCCCACGGTGGACCGGCAGGGTTATCCGCTCGAGTTGATCTACAGCAAGCAGCGGGATCCCTCGGACCGGAGAAGCCCGCTGTTACAGGAGTTGGGATTCGATACGAACAGCGTTTTTCGGCCGGTGTTGATTGCCGGCATCGATACGGCCATGCGGCAAGGCGCGATCAGGATCCACGATCCGGAGACCATCGCGCAGTTACAGCAGTTCGTCCGTAAGGCGAACGGGCGTGAGGAAGGCATCGGACACGACGACGATGTGTTCGGCGTGGCGCTGGCGGTGGAGGGAATTCCGTACGCGCTGCGGGCTTTCGCTTACCGCGAGGAGCTGGCGAAAGCAGACAACAGTTGGAGACCTCAGAAGTATGGGCAGCAGGGGAAGGACGATGAGGACTGAGCACGTAGTGGGGCCGCCCCCGAAGAGAGACGCACAAGCATAGCACCGATGGCCAAATCATTCCAGATCGAACTCGGCGACTCGGAAAAATCTTTGCTCGTCAATAGGATCGAGCAAGATTTCTTGCTAGCCAAAGCCTCGCATCTCAGGTGGAGCGAAAGGTGTGCCGGATGGATGAAGAAGTGGGAGGCGCGGGTGTCGCCGCCGCCGGCGGGCAGCGAGGATCAGCCCAACCACACGGTACCGCTGGTGCAGTGGCAATGCTTCAGCAAACTGGCGCGGGACATCCAGGCGCTGTTCGGCGACGACGCGGAGATCACTGCCAAGCCCACAGGCCCGAGCGATGCAGCCAAGGTCGCCAAGATCGGGCGGTACATGACGTCGCGGGTGTTCGACCAGATGGAAATGTTGAACCCGTTAATCGTGTTCGAGTTCAGGCGCATCTTGAACGGGTGGGCGTGTGCGTATCGGCCGTGGCACAAGCGGGAGTTCACAACGTTGGAAGGCGGCAAGCCGAAGCGGGTGACGGATTACGAGGGGCCGGGATTCTTCCCCGAGGAGCCGGACGACATCATGGTGCCTCCGGAGCGCGGCGTGGGGTCGATCCAGGACTTCAGCTACGTGATTCGCAGGGTGCGGGTGACCGTGGACGATCTGATCAGGGGCGACGGCACGCTGTACCAGGGGACGTCGGAGCCGGCGATGGCGCAGAAGCTGCTGGATTGGGCGAATCAGGGGCCTTCGAACGATTACACGCTGGTGGGACAGGATCCGGTAAGGACCGAGCGGGAGAAGTCGGAGGGCGTGGATTACGACGCCTACATGTTGGGGCGGCGCTCGCTGTGGATGTGGGAGTGGTACGGGAAGTGGCGGCCGTTGCGGAAGCGGCTGAGCGCGTCGACGGCGGAGGAGGACGATCTGGAGCGGCGCGAGGTGTTCGAGGCGGACTGGGTGGTGAAGTTCATCCCGGGCCTGCGGGAGATCGTGGGCGTGCAGGACCTGCTGCAGCTCTATCCGAAGATGCGCAAGCGGCGGCCGTTTGTCGAGAGCACGCTGATCAAAGACGGTACGTATCGGCCCAAGGGATTCGGCGCGCTGCTGGAGGATATCGAGGACGATCTTACTCAGAACTCGCAACTGTTCCAGGCGGCGGGCGAGCTGAGCGTCTGGCCGCTGATTTTCTTCAAACCCGGGGGCGGGATGAAACCGGGCGCGTTCCGGCTGCAAGCCGGGTTCGCCTATCCAACCGAGGATCCGGCATCGGTCAACGTTGTAACGCTCGCGCCCAACCTGGAATTCGCCACCGCCCGGCAGCAGGACCTGCTCACGACGTCGGAGCGCGTGACCAACATCACCGATCAGAGCATGGGGCGGTCGATGACTCAGCCGAACGCGCCCAAAACGGCCACCGGCCAACTGGCGCTGATCGAAGAGGGCAACGTCCGCGCGTATCTGGACTCCACCATCCTGCGCGAAGATACCGAGGGAATCATCGGCGATTTCTGGCAGATGGACTGCGACCTGGCGCCGAAGATGGAACCGGGGTTGTTCTTCCGGGTCACGGAAGAACAGGCGGACGGTTTGTTCGATACGCGCCAGGGCGGGGCGTACATGACGGCCAAGGAATTCGCCGGGCGCTACGACTTCCGTTTGAAGTTCGCGACGTCGGTGTGGGCCAGGTCGGCGAAGAAACAGGAGCTGCTGCAGTTCGCGTCCTTTGCGATGCAGAACCCCATCGTGGCGCAGAATCCGCTGGCCATGTGGGAGCTCACGAACCGGCTGGCGAAGGAATTCAACGTGATCGATTTCAGCGTGCTGGTGCCACGGCCGCCGGCGCTGGACCGGCCGAAGGATCCCGAGCAGGAGTGGACCGAAATCCTGGAAGGGCAGACGATCATGCCCAATCCGCAGGATAACGACCAGGTGCACCTGGTGAAGCACCATTTGCAGCTCGAGACGGCGCGCAAGGACCCGGACCGCGACGAGCAGGCGATCGGGATGCTCGTGAAGCACGTTCTGGAGACGCAGCAGCAGGTGAGGGGCAAGCAGTTGATGGCGTCACTTACTTCGCAGCTTATGCAGCAGTTGCAGCCGCACACCGGGGTTACTCCGCAGATCATGGCGGAGCTCCAGAAACTTCAGCAACTACGGCATATCTACGCGCCCCCAGGCGCGCAGCAGCCGGGGCCTCCGCAACCGGCAGGGCCTCCCGGAGCGCCTACCGGGCCGCCACAACGGCAGGGCGGCCCGGGTGACGTGCAGGCTCCGCCTGGCGCGGTAGGGGCACAGCAAGCGCCGGTGGCGCAGGACGGACAGATGTAATGGATTGTGAACCCTACGATTCGGGCGACCTGGACGCCATTCTGGAGTTGGAACGCTCACCCGGATACGCTCTGGTGGCGAAGCGAATCGGCGAAGAGCTGCAGCGGCGGCGGGACGAACTGGAACATTCGGAGTTCGATTGGCAGGCAATGATCGCGGCGCGGGGCCAGATCAAGGCGCTGAAGATCGCGCTGGCGATTCCGGACATTCTGAAAGTCGAGATCAAAGCGGGACTGGATAGGGAATAAATGGCAAAGCTTACGATGGCGCAGCGGAGGAAAATGCCGGCGAGCGATTTCGCGGTGCCCAGCAAGCGGCCGGGCCCGGGATCGTTTCCGATCGAGGACGAGGGCCATAGAAAGGCCGCAGCTATGCTGTCGAGCGGCAAGGCAGTGGCCGGCAAGGTGAAGGCCGCGATCAAGCGGAAGACCGGGCCTGCTCGCCCGTGGCAGCACGTAGCGAATCAGATGTTGGGGGGCAGATGAAACCTTCGAAACAGGCCGCGGCGATCGCGGAAAAGAGCAGAGGCGCGGCGGGAAAGCCGACCATGAATATCGAGCAGGCCGACGACGGCAGCTTGATCTCCAGGACCGGCAGGACGAACGATTCTTACGATCGGCGGCCGGTGACGAAGACGCACGCCAACTCCAACGCTCTGATGTCTCACATCAAGGCCACGTTCCCACCGAAAGCGACCGGCAAAACGCCGGCGAGCACTCGCGCTTTGGCGAGCAAGACTCCCACGGCGTGGAGCGGCGTGGCCAACCAGATGTTGGCCAGCGGAGTGGCGGGTCCGAACTCGAGTAACGGCGGCAGGTGACGTGGATCCACTTTGCGGGCGACCTGATGTTTGCGTGGCGGGTAGTCAACCGGACGGGCTGGATCCGCTGGATGTACGCGTGGAGGTCCGCGAAACGCATGCAAAGTGAAAGGCGCGCGGGGCTGCTGTGATCGGGATAACCATTGGGGACCTGTGTCCTTATTGCTGCCGGTTTCGCAGTCCGCTCGATTTCATTCGGATGCCGGGTGGCGTGAAGATTTGCGTGGAATGCGAGCAGCGGCATCTGGAGGCGCTGGAAGCGATCGCCACGGGTAATTTTCTGGGCGAGTGCTCAGAGTGCCACATGAAGGCCGACGAGCTGATGGCCCAAAAAAGATGTGGGACGCGCGGGGAGATGGCGGTGCACTTCGAGGCGGGGAAGTATCGGGCGATCTGCCTGGTGTGCAACCCGGAGTATGTGCGGCTGCGAAGGGAACTGTACGGCGGGACCGAATTCGGAAACGCGTTGAAGCTGTAAGGAGAATATGCCAGACGAAGTAGACGTGCCCGGCAACGAGCGAATCGCACCCGAAGTGGCTGACAAGGGCCAGGGAAAAGACGAGACGGTAAATATCAGCAAGGCGGAGCTCGAGGGACTGCACCGCTCACTGCGCGAATCGCAACAATCGGAACGCGACTGGGCCGGTATCGCCAAGCGCGGGACCCGCGAGCCTGACCCCATAGTCGAGCAGGAAGAACAACTCGACCCGGCGCAATTCAGCGACCCCGACGAACCCGGGATCGCGGACGATACCCCGGAGAAACTGGTAGACGACCTGGCGGCGCAGGGCGTGGCCGCTCTCGGGAAGCGCGGGTTCATCACCGCGGCGGACGCCAAAAAGATCGCGGTGGACGTGGCCGCCAAGGTCACCCGCGAGCTGATCGGGCGGGAGCGCACCAAGATGGGCACGGACGCCATCCTGATGAACGATTTTCCGGAGTTCAAGGATTTGATGTCCAACCCGGCGGCCCAGGCGAAATCGGAGCTGTGGCAGGAGACGGCCAAGATCTACCAGAAGGCCGTCTCCATGGATCCCAGCGCCAAGAAGACGCCGGCAGCGCTGTATCTGGCGGCGCAGGCGGCCCGGGAGACCCTCAAGGCCAGAGCGCCGCGCCGCGCTGCCGCCGAGGTGGACGACGAGGGTGTCGAGTTGGAGGACGATCGCAGACGGCGGGCCGAGTCGCAGGACAGCCGGCCGCGCGCGCGGGGCACGGTGGACGACAGAGACGATCTGGTCGGGCCGCAGGCGCGCCAGTTGATGAAGGCGATGGGAGTCACGGAAGCGGAGTACAAGGAAAGCCAGCGGGAACTGCTCGGCACACGCGGAAAGGCGAGGCGCTAAATGGCCAAGACGAACAAATCCGCCGGCGGGATCGGCGAGAGCAAGAACTTCGGCGCTCCGGAGGGGGAACGCCTGCAGGGTGGGGTGGACCGCATTCTGGCGTGCCACATTAACAAGGTGCTCATCGCGGACATGAATCTCGACCCGGCGGTGCTGAGCGCGCTCGATTGGTTTGCCACCGACGAAGGCGAGGCGGAGAAAAGGGCCAACCCCGACGCGCGGCCGGCGAGCGGGATCGAGATGGGCGCGGATGAATTCTCGAAGGCGCTCGAGCAGCGCAAAGACGACGTCAAACAGCGCGACGTGCCCCTGTTCGAGGCGCGGGACCCGCTGAAGGAAGTCGCGGACCGCTACGCCAAGCCGGGGATGAAGGCCAAATTCCTTTCGCGGACGCGCATCAAAGACGAAGGCGGCACGGGGATGCACGAAGTCGTCGTGAAAGAGAATGGGGACCCGGTGATGGTGAAGGGCATGGTGCTGGGGCACGCGCCCATCGCCGAGGTGGAAGCGCGCAACGCGCACTTCCGCGCCAAGGGGGCCCAAATGCTTAAGCAGGTCGAGCAGAAGCACGAGCAGGAAAACCCGGGGAGCGGGCGGGTTCCACCGGTCGACCGATAATGAAACTTCCCGCTGGCCGTGGTTGAGAAACCGCTGGCCGAGGCGGGCGGCAGGGGCGGATTTAACGGTCCGCCCCTGCCAACGAATTCGGCAGCACGCAACCACGCGAAGCAGGCGCGTCCAATCCAGTCTCGCAAGGGCACCCGGACGCGACCGACCTCAGTCTCAGCCACGGTCTTCGCTCCATGAGGCAGTAGAACTCCAGGAGTGTATTATGTCAAACGTCAATTCGCCGTTCGGCTTCCGGCCGACGATGCGAACCCGCAGCGGGGCCATGGGCAGTTGCATCAACTGCAACAAGCTGGCCACCTACGGGACGGCGCTGTTCATTGGCGACGTGGTGACCCACGCCGCCGGCGACGTCGCCGGCACTACGGCTTTCTTCGGCACCACCCCCGCGGTGGACGCCAATATCACGCCCGGGACGACTCCCGTCGCCGGCGTCAATCTGATCTATGGCGCGGCCTCGACGGCGACCAATCACATCATCGTGATTGCGGACGGTGCGCTGTTCATCGTGCAGGGCGACGGCACCGGCGCCATTTACCTGGTGGCGGCTTCTCTCTCGAAGAACGCCAATATTGCGCTCACCGCGGGCAACGCCGCGTTGCACACCTCCAAGCATCAGCTCTCGGAGACTTCCATCGCCACCACCAACACCCTGGATCTGAAGGTGGGGGGGCTGGTCAACAATCCCAACAACGCGCCTGGACAGTACGCCCAGGTTTTTATCACATTCAACAACCTGGTTGGCGCCAACCAGGCGGCGGGTATCTAAGGAGAAACCATGCAAGTCAGAGGTTCATTCAGCGATTTCTTCTTCGAGACCATGCTCCCGGCCTTGAACGCCAAAATCTGGCAGGACTTCAAAGCCAAGAAGTTTGTGGCGAAACAGGTCCTGGATACGGACACCACCGGCCGTTCCATCGAACAGTACGCTTTGATGGCCGGGGTGGGACTCCCCACGCTGGTGGGAGAAAGCGAAGACGTCCCCACGGACACCTTCGTGCAGGGCTATTACACCAACTTCAAGCCGGCCAAATACGGCCTCGCCATTGGGGCTTCGCAGGAGCTGGTGGAAGACGACAAGTTCGGCATCATCAGCCGGCGCGCGCAAGCTCTCAGCAACTCGATCTATCAGTTGCGCGAGATCCAGGGCGCCTCGGTGTACAACAACGCTTTCGATACGACGGGCGCTTACTACGGGTCGGACGGTGTGGCGTTGTGCGCCTCCAACCACCCGCTGATCAAGGCCGGAGGGACGCAGAATAATCTGCTGTCCACGGCGGCGGACCTCGACGTCGGCTCTCTCGAGCTGGCGCTGACGGACTGGGAACTCATCAAAACCCACGAAGGGTTTTACCAGATGCTGCCCAATCCGCGCGTGCTGCACGCTTCGGCCAACCGCTGGAACGCGGTGGAAATCCTGAAGTCGCAGACGCGCTCCGACACGGCCAACCGTGTCAGCTTGAACGCTTTCCGGGAAGGCACGGAAGCGGGGGGCCCCATCGAACCGCTGTGCTGGCCGTATCTGACGGATCCGGACTCGTGGTTCCTGGTGGCTCCGGCTTCGCAAACCGAGACCCTGTGGCTGGACCGCAAAGCCCCGTACACCAAGTCGTATTACGTCGAGAAGAACGAAACCGGGTATGTGCAGATGTGCTACCGGGCGACGTACGGGTTCTACGGGTGGAAAGGCGTGTACGGCACGCAGGGCGCGTAAACTTTCTCCTGTTGCCCGCCAAAGCGCGAGTTGCAACGTGCATTCGGGGTTGTTGCTCATCGGCGGCAGCCCCGGTTTTTTCACCCCACTCTAACCAAAGCATGCCCCTGAGCCGCCACAGCGGCCAGCAGACCACCTAAGGAGTATTTCCCATGCCGGAACTATCGATGGCGCGGTTGTTCGCGCGCAATGCCAGCCGCTTCTCGCGACTCTTCGTGCGGTTGCACGTGAATAAGGACCAGACTTTCGGAGGCGCGGCCGCCTTCGGCGACTACCTCAATAGCCAGATGGCGGTGATTCAGCTTCCTCCCGGGCAGGTGGCCAATGCGCTGGAGATTCAGGACTCGACGGGCAACGCGGCGCCGGCGCAGGGCAACGTACTATTTGCGGTGGACGCGGCGGGCAATTTCACGCAAGGCGGAGTGCCGTCGGTGAAACAGTGCGTAGTGCGCGTGCCTTTGACGGCCGCGCAGATACTCACCTTGAACACCGTTCCGGTCTCTCTGGTGGCGGCGCCTGGCGCGGGCATCGCCTTGCAGGTGGATGCCATGGTGTTCGAGTTTACGTACAACCCGGTTCAGTTCACCGGCGGCGGCCTGGTGGGGCCGGTGTATCACGGCCAGACCACGAATCACCTGTCGGGCGGCGTGGCTGCGGCCACCATCCTGGCGGCGGCGAACGCCTATGTTTCCCTGGGCCCTCCGATCACGGCTTTCCCGCTGATCGCTAACACGGGGATCGATCTGTACGCCGCGACGGGAAACTTCGCGGCGGGCAATTCCACCGCGGTGGTGAAGCTCTGGTACTCGCAGATCACCCTGGGTTAAGTCAGGGCCAAGGAGACAGCCATGAAATCCGTCAGAACAACTTTCCACGTGCTGCTGGCCCAGGCGGCGACGAAGACAGCCTCTTTCGCGCCGGCGGCGATCGATCTCAACCTCGACCGCTACACCGAGCTGGTGGTCACTCTGAATGTGACGGCGTGCGATGCGCTGGGAACCTACGACTTTTACCTGATCACGGGAGCGGCGTTCGATCAGGGCAGCTTCAATCCGGCGAACCCAACGGGCGGACTGGCGGAGTGGGATATCGTCCACTTCGCGCAGATCGCCGGCACGCCCGGTACGTTCGTGGCGCGCATGCGGAGCGACCTGCTGCCGCAGACGGTGACTACCGCGGTACCGGGCGTCTCGACGCAGACCCCGGCCACGCTCTCGGTGGGCGCGGGCGGTCTCAACGCTCCGCTGAGCCTGGCGGCCGGATCCTTGCGCCACGGTCCGTGGGGCGACACCCTGCGGCTGCAATTGGTGGCGGCCGGCACGATTACCACGGGAGTCACCTTCTCGCTGCAGGTGCAGGCGAGGGACTGACATGGCGCGGATTTTCCAGGAACCGGCGGACCGCGGGGTACCGCGGATCTTCGACACCCCGGCGGCGGCGGCGCCGTTGACGTGGGACGAAATCCCGGGCGACTGGGACGATATTCCTGGAAACTTCGACGACGCCGGGGAAGCGGAGGAGTGACATGAAGAGAGCGCTTTTCATTCTGGCGGCGGCCCACATCGCGTGGGGCCAAGTCCAGACCATTCCCAACGAGACGATGCCGGCGGCGCGGGGCCAGGTCAACGCGAACTTCGCCTGGCTGGCGGCCAACAAAGTCACGTACCAGGGCGCGTGGCAGGCGGGGAACACGTACAACGCGCAAGACCTGGTGACTTACAGCGGCGCGAGTTACGTGAGCCTGCAGGGCGCCAACGCGGGCAAGAACCCGGCATCGTCGCCGTTGTGGTGGGTGGCATTG